ATAATTTAAATGTTAATTTATTTTTACTAGTTGGAGTAATAAATTCAAATTCATTTTTATTTTCAAATTTGGATATATCTACTTTTTTTGTTTCAATTTTTGATAAATCCACATCAATATTTATAACATCTCCTTTTAGAGAAGAATATGCAGATGCTTGATAAGTAGGCCCATATCCTAATAATCTTGTTGCTAATATAATAGCGTTTTTATCTCCAATAAGAATATCATCTATATTAACATTATCAACAATAACCGATTCAAATAACTTATCTAACACAATACCTTTTTTGATAAGGTTTTGTGAAGAAAGGATATCTTCCTCCTTTGCAGTCATGTGCTTAATTGTTATTTGACCAGATGATAATGGATGGTCTTTTGGATATAATTTACCTTCCGATGGTAAACTGATAACTTCCGTTGGAAAATCATATTGTTTTTCGTTCATAACTTTACTTGTTTTAAGTTTGTATATATAAATACATCTTTTTAAAAAAATTAGAAAGCATAAAAAAGGGGATATTGTAGTATCCCCTTTAATTTTATATGTTTTTGATTAGAATTCTAATACAGCGTAATCATATGCTATTTGCAATTCGATTTGTGCTGGGTCATTAGATGTCATATCTAATTCACCAAAGTTTACTTGCAATGGAAATGCTCCATATAAAGTCCAAGTTTCAACTACATCACCAACAGGTCCTAACATTTCAATTTTGATAGTCTTTTTATAGAATTCAGAATATCCCTTTCTACCAGTGATTGATTCATGTCCTAAACGAACCCACTCCATAACTTGCTGTGCACCTGATGGTACAATTGGGTCATAAAGTGTAAGTGTGATATCTTGCCACTCACCTTTACCTTGTAACTTTCTTTTCACGTTAATGTGGTCTAAAGTTACAACTTCAAAGTTGATTTGAGGTCTATTACCTGCCTTTACCAAATATGCATCAATCCCATCTATACTCATTTTAAAACGAGCTTTGGTTTTCGGTTCCCAGGTTTTGTAGAACATATCGTTGTATTCTAATACTGTTGCCATTTTCTTTTCCTTTTATTTGTATTAATAAATATTAATTTTGTTTATTTTCATATTATGCTGAGAAAGATGCTCCTGTTGGTAAGATGTTGAAATCAATTACTATGAATTCCGCTGTCTTAGCCGGTTGTAAGAACACTTGTCCTGCTAATATGTTTCTATCGATTACATCAGGTGTATTGTTTGTTTCATCCATTACTACTTTGAATGCGTACAAACCTTGTCTTTGTTGTATGCTCTCTAAGTAAGGATTAACAGTGTTCAAGAATCTTTGTCTTGTCTCAGTAGTATTTTGTTCAAATACTAAGAAACGAGATGTAGATGCTATAAACTTCTTCATTGTGATAAGTAATCTTCTTACGTTGATTCTATCTAATGCTGATGCTCTATCTTGCAATGTTTTTTGTCCGAATGCTACAATACCTTGTCCAGGGAATGCTGCGATTGGATTTACTTTGTTCTCATATAGAGTATCTCTTTCAGCATGTGTTAATCTATCTAATACTGAAACTGCTCCAGTAATACCACCTCTATTCAAACCAGCAGGTGCGAACCATTCAGCTGCTAATCTATCGTTTGCAGCGAATACAGCCGGCATCAATACTGATGGTGGTACAGTTATTAATTTATTTGTGTTAGTATCAATTGTTTTAACCCAAGGATAGTAAGTTGCTGCGTAGTTTGTATCAACCGCGTTAGCTGCTTCAGTTACACCTGTTATAGTTGCGTTATAATCAACAAAATCAGCTATATAAAAACAATCTTGTCTATCTTCACAAATATCAATACCTTTAGTAACAATAGATGGATGTAAACTTCTTACAATACCAGGAGTTACTAACATATTAATATCATACTCATCAGGATTTGAAATTGCGTTTAATGCTTTATTGTAAGCTACCGAACCAGATGTTGCTGATGTTGAACAATTGAATCCCTGAGTGTTACCCGGACCCCAATCTGCATCTCCAGGTTTTGCTACAGTTAATGTTGGGTTTAAACCATCAAATCCATATTGGAAACCTAATACAAATTGTCTCTTAACCATATCAGTTGCTGATGAACCTGTAATTTGATATGTTAATCCTATACCACTTATATTACCATCAAATCCAAAATCAAGATTTGAACCAGTTTGTGCTCCAACAGGAATTGGTTTTAAGAACTGAGCGTTATCACCAGATATACCTTCACTTTCAAAATCCATACCAGCATAATATACTGGAGATGATGAAGTGTTACCTGCTGAGTTTGTTTGATAAACTACAGATGGTAATCTTAATGCTTGTGCATTATTAGTTGCTTCAATTGGGTTTGTATAAGCCCCATGTCCAAATGGTGCTGCTGATATTGGGTATGAACCAGGTCCAGCCAAATCAGTAGTATTTTGAACTTCAACTCTTATATATTTTGATTGATTTGAATAATTACCAAATTCAGTAATTTTTCCAGTATCACCAATTGTAAAATATCTATCACCTATTCTTCTAGCAATATAATTTGCTGAATTAGGGTCTAAGTTTACATTTTGGAATGATTCCAAAACAGTCTTTCTTTTATCCGTATCACTATATGAACGAATCGTTACAGTAAATGTAGAATAATCAGTAGAAGCATCTTCACCAGCTGCTTTTACATTTGAAATACCAACTTTAAATTTAGTATTGTATCCTGTACCATGTCCTTTGGTTACGAACTTAAATAGATTATATCTTGTACCATCTACTAATTGAGATTTAACCACTGGAGTTTCAGCTGCTGATGCATCAAATGCAAAGTCCTGAGTTGGTAATGTTTCAACGCTCATTATAGTACCGTTAGATGGATTACTAAATGATGATGATGCAAAATACTCAAAGTATGTATATGCATATGCGGTTTTACTACCAAAAGTAGATTCACCAAATACATCAGAAATATCGTTTGTATTTTTTGGTAATATAGATGATGATATCCAACCAAATGAAGATGATAATAAGAATGAACCAGAGTTAGCTGCTGTATTATTACTAGCAATAACTGCAGATGGGAAACCTACTTTCTCATCACCAGTTTTAGTTGAATGTAATGTTGCAACTAATCTAGCTGCACCAGCTCCGTTGGATGCAAATATACCCAATGGTTCAATTTGTTGATATCCACCGATTCCACCAACCCTTACGATTGTTGCTGTACCAGCTTCTCTTAAATAGTTTTGTACTGCATATTCAGTATAATAAGTTCCATCAGGTTTTCCGAACATTTCTTCAAACTCTGATTGACTTCTCACAATTGTTGGTACAAAAACAGGCCCTTCTTTGAAAGGTCCTATAAATGCTGCTCCAATTTCACCTACTCCTTGCGCTAAGAAGGATAGGTCATTTTCTCTTGTGAATACGCCGGGTGATACGATTCTTTCTGCCATTTTATTTCTCCGATTTGTGTTTTGAATGTATGTTTGTAAATAGTTACATTAATACTCATATAAATATAAAGAAAATGTTCAAAACACAAATTTGTTTATAAATCTGCATTTTGAACATTGTATATAAAATCGCTTGTACTACTATACCGGTTGAGGGTCTGCTCCGTATAAATTACTACCAGATGTAGGGGACCAAGGTAAATCAGCATCACTAACAGTTATTCTATGATACTTTTTAGCTTCTATTTCTTTTGTGATTTGTCCATTGATGTGGTCCCAATATGAAGTAGGAGCTGAACCACTTACTACATTTTTAACCCAGCCCAATACTAAATTTTCGGTTAAATCTCTATAATCTACAAACCCATCACCATTAAGGTCTTGTGGTGCAAATGGAGTTGCTCCAACAAAAGTACCCACATTACCATCAGTATCGGTTGCAATTACTTTCCAGTTAGTACCAACTACAACATCACTTAGAGTATCAGTATTTTGTTTTCTAAGTCCTACTAAAGACCATTCGTATGTATATCCCATAATTAAATTATTTAATTCTTTTTAATAAATATATAACTTTTTATTTTTCTTCTATCAATTTTCTTAATTCGGTAACTTCAGCTTTTGTTT